ACTGGTAAAGAATTAGGAATTCAAATCCATTGGATAAATCGTTCACATGGTTGGAGTACTACAAAGTTTAAAAAAGCAATAGCAGAATCAATAAAATGAAATTAGGAGTTTGTGTACCATATAGAAACAGAGAAACTCATTTAAAAGAGTTTGTACCAAGAGTTGGTAAGTATCTCGAAGAGCAGGGTATCGAATATTGTATGTATTTTGGTCATCAAACTGATGATAAATTATTTAATCGAGGTGCAATGAAAAATATTGCAGCAAAACATGCATTTGAGGATGGGTGTGATTACATAGTTTGGCATGATATTGATATGATACCCGAAGAAGGATGTGATTACTCATTTCCAAAAGATAATCCAATTCACATCGCAACTAATATTTCACAAATGAACTATCAACTAAAGTATGAAGAATACTTTGGAGGAGCGGTTTTATTCTCAAAAGAACAAGTTGAAAAAACCAACGGATATTCTAATGATTATTGGGATTGGGGAATGGAAGATGATGATTTATTTTGGCGTTGTCATTTAGAAGGATATACTGCAGAAACAAATTTGGAATTAGAAAATAAAACTAGAGATTTTTTAAAATTCGATGGTACTCAATCATTTGTAGAAATACCAACAACTCGTAATTTACGAAACATTACTTCACGTTCTCATTCAGTATCTGTATTAGTCAGAGCAGAGCAACAAGAAGATAAAGTTCCTATTTGGTTAGTTGGTGATAAGGATAGATTATTTATAGAATATCCTATTTTGAGACGACCTGGATATGATTGGGGTCTTTCATATAATAACTCACGAGCATATACTTTACAACTTTGGAATAATCAAAAAGAACATTTATATTCTTGGATGAAGAGATACGAAAATAAATGGACTTGGATTACCTTTGTGGTTGATGATAATAAAATTCATTTCTATATGAATGGTAAAGAATCCGATGCAAGGTGGGGAACTGGAACTCACTCACCATTAGAGTTCAATGGTGTTTTAAAAAGATATGGTAATGTTCCATATTATTTAGGAACAACTACATCTGTTCCAAATGATAACGTACAGCGTTGGTTTAGAGGAGATATAGCTGATGTTAAAATTTGGAATAGAGCTCTATCACCAACCGAAGTTTCTAACATAGCCAACAACCCACCAAATGATGGGTTATCCCTACATTACGATTTCAAAGATGGATTAGTGTTAGATAAAACCAACAATGGTAATGACGGAGAAAATTTTATGTGTAAACATGGTACCGATGAAATAACTATTCCCAATTCTATAATACCACATAGAAAACCAGGTCGTATGTTTTGTTTACCACATAAAGATGAAGGACTTATTGACGACGGTGGTATTATAAAATGGGCAAAAGGTGAAACAACTGCAAGAAATGAAAAAAGATTTGTTCACCAAATGCAACAAGGAAAGTGGGATTATAAATCAGATGGTATGAATTCTTTAAAATATGAATTGATTAGTGTTGATGAAATTACTCCAAAAGCAAAAATGATAAATGTTACTCTATGAGTCAACTACACGATGTTAGGAATAAATTAAATAAGGTAGGGTGTGGATTTTGTTTAGCTAAATGGACACAAGTTACAATGCATCTTGGATTAGGAATGACACACTCGTGTCACCACCCTGCTCCTCATAAAATTCCATTAAGAGAAATTAAACGAAATCCATCCGCCTTACATAATACTCGTTTTAAGAAACAAAAACGAAAAGAAATGTTAGAGGGTAAACGACCTGATGAGTGTAACTATTGTTGGAATGTAGAAGATAATTCAGATTCATTTTCAGATAGAACTTTTAAATCATCAGAACCGTGGTCATTATCTGAATATGATAAAATAAAAGATTCACATTGGAAAACTGATTTCAATCCAAAGTATGTTGAGGTTTCGTTTTCTAACACGTGTAACTTTGCTTGTGCATACTGTGGTCCTCAATATTCTTCTAAATGGGTAGAGGAAATCGAAAAACACGGTCCATATAATACTTCTACTAATTACAACCAAATAGATTCGTTGAGAGAGAAAGGTGAGATGCCTTACAAACAATCCGAAGAAAACCCCTATGTAGAAGCATTTTGGGAATGGTGGCCTGATTTGTATAAGGATTTACATACATTTAGAATAACTGGTGGAGAACCACTACTTTCCAAAGACACATTTAAGGTATTGGAATATATTCAAGAAAATTGGGAACAAAACCCAAATTTATCGTTAGCAATCAATACCAATATGAATGTACCTGAAAAGTTGATGAATCGTTTTATCGAATTATGTCAAGATTTATCAAACAACAATAAGGTACGAGAACTGATTATCTTCACATCAGTAGAAGGAACTGATAAACAAGCCGAATATACTCGTTTTGGATTGAATTACGAAACCTTTTGGACTAATGTGGATACATTCCTTACCGAACTACCAAAGATGACTATAAACATCATGGCAACCTTTAATGCATTATCAGTATTCACTTATAGTGATTTGATTGATAGAGTTTTTGAGATGAAAAGAAAACATCAAAACAATGAACGATATTGGGTATCTGCAATTCAGTTAGATACTTCGTATTTAAGATGGCCATCTCATTTATCTGTTAAAATTTTAGATGATGAACATAAAGAACTTATTTTAGAATCCGCTAAAAAAGCACTATATTATGGTATTAAAGAATTCAAACACGATAATTATGGATTCTCAAATGTAGAGATACAGAAAATAAAACGAATCTATGATTATGCAGTTGGTAACAGTATGTTTTCAACTGAAAAGTTTAGACAGGATTTTATTAAGTTTGTTGATGAATATGATACTCGTAGAGGAACTAACTTTACAGAAACATTCCCACAATTAAAAGAATTTTATGTTAGAAATAAGAAAGGGTAATCCTTGGATTTTTTGGCCAAGTAGTATTTGTGATACCTTTCCAACCAATCCTGCAGATAAATTATTAAATGGTAAACATTCCTATAAAATAGATATTACTCTTACTCTATTGGATGATACTCCTACTAAACGAACTTTATTTTCAATACTACCTAAATATTCTGGTTTAGATATTGATGATGGTTGTATGATTTTTTTATTAGGCAAAGAACATGGTACTGAAACTTTTGTTTTACCATCAGTAATACTACCTAATAAAAAAACCAATATAATATTAAACTATACTTATAGTAAGTTGGTTTCTTTAACCATAGATGGTATTCTTATTAAAGAAATTCCACTTGAAGAACCACTTGGTTTTGATGAAAATCCTCATATTATATTTGGGGCAGGTAATTTCCCTAAAAATGGATTTAATCTAAACTATACAGATATTGACTTACATGAATTCAAATTATGGATTGACGGTGAGTTGGAATCTGAACATGATTTTAATAAATTTATTTTTGATAAATCATTTGATAAAACAGAAAATTGTAATTTTATACATAAACTTTAAGTTATGGGTGTATTTGGGAAACGAGAAAATGAAACTTTCCAAGAATATAGAGAAAGATCTATAAATTCAATATCAAAATCATTTTGTGGTGCAAAATGGTATAACGCAACTATATGGTTGGGTAATGGAACAACTGCAAGTTGTCATCACCCACCTGCACATAAAATTCCATTGGAAGAAGTTGCAAATTCATATAAAGCACTTCACAATACTACTTACAAGAAGGCAATTCGTAAAGAAATGTTAGATGGGGTAAGACCCAAAGAATGTGAGTATTGTTGGAAGATAGAAGATTTAGGAGCTGATAAGGTTTCGGATAGAGTTTATAAATCAGTAATTTATACAGATGAAGAACTTATAGAAGCTAAAGAAAAGTTTGGAGCAGGTCTTGATGTTGATTTAAAAACATTAGAAATAGCCTTTGATGCAAACTGTAACTTCGGATGTTCCTATTGTAACGCATCTTTTTCTACTACTTGGCAAAAAGATATTAAAAAATTCGGACCTTACCAAAACTTAGTTTCAGATGGAGCAGGTGCATTTCAACATGATGGTGGTCATGCAATGCCTTATGGTAGAAAGAATGAAGGTAATCCTTATGTAGAAGCTTTCTGGAAATGGTGGGAAGCTGAATTACAATATAGTTTAAGAGAACTAAGAGTAACTGGTGGGGAACCATCAATGTCTCCAGACTTTTGGAAATTAATGGATTGGTGGAAATCTCATCCAGAATGTGAAGTTCCGTTCGCAGTTAACTCTAACTTAGGTCAGAAAAAAGAATTATTAGATGCATTGATTGAATCTACCAATTCATTTAAAGATTTTAGTTTATACACTTCTAATGAAGCAACTGGAATACAATCCGAATATATTAGATATGGTCTTGATTGGGATGTTTGGATGAATAACATGCGAAGAGTTAATTCAGAAGGAAATATCCGTTCAGTAAATGTAATGATGACAATAAATTCGTTATGTTTATTTTCTATTACCGATTTTATGGATGAAATGATTAAACTCAAAAAAGAGTTCGGACCACATGCAGCTGTAATGTCATTTAATATTTTAAGATTCCCGTCATTCCAATCAATCGTAACACTTCCAACTGAAATTAGAATGGAACGTGCTAATCACATGGAACAATGGTTGGAAAAAACTTGGGATGGTGGTGCAAATGGTTTTATGGATATGGAGAGAGATGGTTTATTGAGATTAATTGAATATACAAGACAGGTTGATTCTGGACATGCATTCACTTCTTCAAAAGAAAGTAGAGAACGAGATTTTAAATCATTCTACGCACAATATGATGTTAGAAGAAAAAAAGATTTCTTAAAAGCATTTCCAATGTTAAAAGAATGGTGGGATTCTATACCAGAAACAAATATCGCACAATTAAGTGGTGTTATTGATGGTGATGATGCAAAATCTAATAGATATGTAGAGGAAACTCTCAAAAAAGCAAAAGAAGAGGGGTGGGTATTAAATCCACAATGGGCAAACCCAGGTTCACAAGAATATATTGAACCAGATGATCAACAGCAAGATGATATGATTGATTTAATTGGTGAATTAAAAAAAGAATCCGATAGTAAACATGTTGGAGGTATAGCAAGGAACTTAATATGAAAATAAAACCAGAAGAAGGTAATAAAACATTTTGTATCGCACCATGGACACATACATACCTCTCACCACAAAGTGAGAGAAGATTATGTTGTGCCTCACGAGAAAAAGCTGAGTGGGCAACTCAATATATAGATGGAGATGCTGCGGATGAGGGGTCTGTTTACAATCCTGGTACATTAAAAGACCATTGGAATTCTGAATACATGAAGGGTATTCGTAGGGATTTAATGGCTGGTAAAGAAATACCACAATGTGCGGTATGTAATGGTAAACTTCTAAACATATCAATTTATCGTGATTACTTTACCAAAACTTTATTTCCACATAAAGTAGATGAGGCATTTGAAAAAACCAATGATGATGGTCATACAGAAATGCCACCAATCTCATTTGATTATAGAATTAAAAACTTATGTAACTTTAAATGTAGAATGTGTGGAGACCAATTATCTTCTTCATGGGAATCTGAAAGGAGAGCTATGGGAGATTATGATGCAGAAGGTAATGCCGATTTTTGGGCTCAAAAGAAAAATAAACCTGCTATTGAATCTTTTCAAAAAGATGTAGCAGAAGCTGAATTATGGGAGGCTGTAAAAAATGGTACAATCGAAGAAATCTATTGGGTAGGTGGTGAACCTCTAATGTGGGATATACATTGGGAAGTAATGGAATATTTAGTTGAACATGATTTAGCTAAAAATGTGTGGGTTCGTTATAACACCAACTTCAGTAGAACGACTTATAAACATTGGGATTTAAAAAACATGTTACCACACTTTAAAACTGTACAAATTTGTGCTTCTATTGATGGTGTTGGTAAAAACGTAGAATACGTAAGACATGGTATTAAATGGGATAGTTGGATTCAGAACTTTAAAGATTATACTTTTTTAAATAAAAAGTATGGTGATTATGGAATTGCATTTGATTTAACCATAACTACCCCTGGTCTTTTTTGTTTAAAGGAATTGTTAGATTTAGCATTAGAGTTAGATGTTCATACTTTAATAAAAACTACATTTGCATTTGATAGTACTATCATGATGTGTCCTCAAGTTCTTCCTCGTGAATTATTTGATGAAGTGTTAGATGATTTAATCGAATATGTAACTCCAAAGGTACAAAATACTAAATACGCATATTGGATTGATTGTTTAGTTGATTTAAAAGCTAGACAAGTATTCTCCGAACAATATCCCGATTGGGAAGAGGGATTACGTAACGGCAAGAAGAGATTACAACGAGTAGACTCGTGGAGAAAGAACGAAGGTATAATTGAAGAAATATATTCAGCTAACCCAAAAGTATTGGAATGGTGGAATTCTATTAAATTAGATGAAGCAGAAACACTACCACACTCAAGTTTATTATAATGGAAGCACCCGGAGAAGAATATAGAAAAAAATCATTTTGTGTACTACCCTTTACACATTTAGCAACCCACCCAATTGGTACTGTCACACCTTGTTGTGTTACTGATATGACCGATAGTGTGAGTACTGCTGCAGATGAAAACGGACATCACTTATTTCTATCTAAAGACCCGTTGGATAATATTGCTAATTCTGATAAATTTAATAAAATTAGAAAACAAATGGTTAATGGAGAATTTCCATCTGTTTGTAGTAAGTGTTACAAATATGATTTAAATGGAGTTCATTCTAAACGAATGGAATCTAACCTTAAATTCTCTCACCTAATAGATGAATGTTTTAAAAACGTAAATGAGGATGGTTCTTTAAAGAAAGTAGATTACAAGTATGTAGAATTACGACTGGGTACTGTCTGTAATTTAAAGTGTGTTACGTGTAACCCATTTTCATCAAACCGATGGAATCAAGATTTAGCAGTATTTAAAGGAACTGAATTTGAAAAAGATTATTTCAAAAATGAAATAAAAACAGAATGGTTTAGGGATTATGACTTTTATGATGAACTTTATACAAAATGTTCAGAATTAGAAGAAGTTTGGATAAATGGTGGAGAACCAACCTTAATAAAAGAACATGGATATTTCTTAAATAAATTTATCGAAGATGGTACTTCTAAAAATATAGATTTACATTATAGTTTAAACTGTACTCAGTTTCCAGACCATTTTATTGAATTGTGGAAAAACTTTAAAGAAGTTAGAATACATTTATCAATTGATGATTTGGAAGATAGAAATCACTATGTACGATATCCAGCAGATTGGGATGTTATTTTTAAATCATTCGAAAAAATCATACAATATAAAGATGTATTCAATTTAGAAGTTTGTCAAACAGTAAGTGCATTAAATGTATATCGTATAAATGATTTTAAAAAATGGGTAGATAGTTATGGGTTAATAATAGCTCACAACTATGTTCATTGGCCAGAACATATGCATGTTTCGTTGATACCAGATGAAATGAAGGAAGAAATAAAAAATAATATATCTAATTTAGCACCACATGAGAAAGATAGATTAATCATGGAATTGGATAAACCAAAAAATACTACAAAGGAAAAGATGTTTTATCATTTTGTAAATTTATTGGATAAACAACGAAATGTTTATATTGGTGATTATTTGAAAGAATGGGATTCTTATTTTAAAAAATTATTGTAGTATGAGTAAAAGTATGTGTATAGTTCCATGGGTAGGGTTCTCAAACGATCCAGATGGTACGGTTAGAGCTTGTTGTATATCAAAAGAAAAGGTTACTAAAGAAAATGGTGATTTATATTATACTCAATTGGATAATGTAAAGGATATATTTCATTCTCCATATATGAAACAACTTAGACAAGATTTTATTGATGGTAAAAAACCAAAAAATTGTGAAGTATGTTGGAAAGATGAAGAAAATGGATATACCAGTAAACGCGAGCATTATAATGAAATTATAAAAGAGTATATGGGTGAGTATGCTATACCCGAACTAATATATACATCAGAAGTACCCGAATATCCATTTGATTTTCAAGTTATCTTATCAAACGCATGTAATTTAAAGTGTAGAAGTTGTGGTAGTTCACACAGCACTGAGTGGTACAAGGAATTAAAGACAATGCCAGAAGGTGATATACAAGGTATAAGAAATTATTTATATCCATTACCCCATGGTCAGGCTGGTGATAAGAAAGGTGAGTTTATATCATCAATGGATGATTGGATTGAACACGTTAAACGAATCGAAATAGTTGGGGGTGAACCTTTCTACACCAATCATTGGGAAAATGCATGGAATAGAATGATTGAACTTAGAAAATCTAAAGATATCATTATAAACATGTCTTGTAACGCAACAATTTGTAATGAACCATTGGTAAGGAGAATTGCAGAAAACTTTAAAAGAGTTGGTATTGGTTTAAGTGTTGATGGTATGGGTAGAACATTTGAATATCTGAGAAAGGAAGCTAAATGGGATGATGTTGTTCAAAATTTAAAACAATTTCACAAAATTAATTTAGATTATCAGAAGTATAATAAAACATTCTTCAACTACACATATACGACATCGTGGATTAATGCATGGGAACTACCCGAATTTCATGATTGGTTTAAAGAACACACGCCATCCTTCTCAATATGGATGAACATAATCCACAACCCAGAGCATATGTGTTTATATACCTTGCCAGTTGAGACTAAAGATAAAATAAAGGAAAAGTGGTTAGCATATAAAGGTTGGGGTAAATATCAAAGTGATATTGAAGGAATGATAAAGTATATGTACAGTAAACAATTTACCGATACTGAACTTAAACAAATTTATACTAGATTCACAATATTGGATAAGTATAGAAATGAAAAAACAATAGATGTAGTTGGTGATTTTTATCCAGAACTTAAACCCTACTTTCAAAATGACTGATAAAGAAAGAGCATTAAAATCAAAATCGTTTTGTGCAGCACTTTGGACTTCATTATATCAAGATCCAAATGGAAGTGTATCGCCATGTTGTGTATGGGGTCAGGGAGATGGTAATTCACAATTTGGTAACGTAAATGATAGTTCATTATCAGAAATATACAGTTCTTCAAAAATATTAAACTTTAAAGAAAAAATGTTATCTGGTGAAACTTTAAAAGAGTGTGTGTATTGTAATAAATTACACGAATCGACTGGTGAATCTTCACGAGATTTTTATAATAATAATTTTTTTGATAAAATAAATTGGGAAACAGGTGATAGTAATTTCTTACATTGGGATTTAAGAATATCTAATCTTTGTAATTTTAAGTGTAGAATGTGTTACCATGATTTAAGTTCAGAATGGTTTGACGATGCAGTAAAACTTTCAGATAAAGTTCTACATTTGAATAAACCAACTCAACGAATAATTAAGATAAACGATAAATCTAAGTTTTGGAGTGAATTGGAAAATCACTATCAATATGCGGAATATATATATTTTGCAGGTGGAGAACCATTTATAAATGAACATCATTATAAAATTTTACAAGATTTGGTTGATAGAAATTTGCACGAAAACGTGCGATTAACTGTAAACACCAACCTATCTATAATCCAATGGAAGAAGAAAAGCGTATTAGATTATTACAAACATTTTAATCATATCGTATTTGGTTTTAGTATTGACGGTAGTTATAAGATTGGTGAATACATTAGAAAGGGATTAGATTATAATCAATGGAAACATAATGTTAGAGAATTTGTAAATTTTATAAATGAACGAAATACGATGAATATTACTTATGTATTTCAATTCGCATATGGTGTCACTAATATGCATAATATTTGTGATTTTATATTGGATTTACATAAAGATAATCTTCTACTTGATGATAAGTGTAAGTTTAATTTTCAACCAATCATGCACCCACAGGAACAATCTGTCAGAGCACTACCACCCACTATTTTTGAAAAAGTAAAAAAAGATTTTGAAAACCTATATATAACACTAGAATCGTTTGGATATACTGAACATTTTATAGAACCACTTAAACATGAATTTGAAAATATAATTTCATTTGTAAATGATACTCCGTTTCATAATAGTTTTTTAAATATATTTTATAAAAACCAAATTGAATTAGATAAAATTAGAGGTGAGAATATATTTGATATTTTACCTGATTATAGAAAAATACCAATAACAAACAATGGAACAAACCTCATATAACATACAAAAATTAAAAGATTCTAAATCTTTTTGTATTGCACCATGGATGACATCTCACACTTGGCCAGATGGGAGAGTTTTACCATGTTGTTTGTATAATACAGACCCTGCCGATTACGATAAATCAGACCCACTTATACCACCATTTGGAAATGTAAATGATTCTGAATTAAAAGATGTATGGAATTCAGATAAGTATAAAGAGATGAGAGTTCAGATGCTAGATGGTAAAAAACCCTCTGGTTGTTCTCGTTGTTATCATCTTGAAGATAATGGTGGATTATCATATAGACAAAAATTTACAAAAGATTTTGAACATACATTTGAGTTGGTAAACAAAACTCAATCCGATGGACATCTTAATGATATGAAATTATATGCATGGGATTTTAGAATATCAAATTTCTGTAATTTCAAATGTAGAAGTTGTGGAGTTGATTTATCATCATCTTGGCATTCTGACCAAATAGCATTATTTCCAGAAGAAGCAGATTTTAGAAAAAAAGGATTAATTAGTGTAACCGATAAATCATCCTTTATGGATATGATTGAACCACATTATCAATATGTAGAAGAAATTTACTTCGCAGGTGGTGAACCATTGATGATGCCTGAACACTATGAAATACTTGATAAGTTAGTTGAACTCAATCGTACTGAAACTGCTATTCGATATTCAACTAATTTTTCTAAATTAAGATTTGGCAAAAAGAACATATTGGATATTTGGAAAAATTTTAAAAACTTATCATTATATATAAGTGTGGATGGGGTTGGTAAAGTTGGTGAATATGTTAGAAAAGGATATAATCATGTGGAATTTATAAATAATGTTAAATTATTTAGAGAATCTAGTATTGAATATAAAGAACTTGGATATATGGTAACCTATGGTTCCTTAAATTATTTACATTTATTTGATTTGGTACTTGAATTTATTAGAGAGGGTATTTTAGATACAACTATTCATCCAAAGCAAATAACAATAACTCTTGTACCAATAACACAACCATCATATTATAATTGTCAATTTTTACCCAATTGGGTTAAGGGGGAATTTAAAAAAAGATTGGATAACTTTAAATCAGAATTACTCGAATTTGAATGTGATGAATTTTTCATAAAAGAAATAATGGAAAAATTAGAAAACGTGTATAAACGTAGTGTGGATGTTGATTTTAATTTAGATGAAATGAAGCAATTAAAATCATTCACAGATAAATTAGATATGCTGCGTTCTGAGAATTTTAACACTACATTTGAAAGTTATTATGGTAATATTGATAATCTGTTAATAAATGAAAAGTAAAACCGATTTAAAAGATTTTGTTTGTTGGTTTCCTTTTGGGTTTACTGAGATAACGCATGATAGACAAACATTATGTTGTTCAGGTTGGTTAACGAAGGATATTGGTTCCAATAAAAATCTAAAAGAAAATTGGGATAGTGATACTGCTAATGAGATACGAGAATCTGTATTAGACGGTTCATTTAAATATTGTAAAAAAGATACATGTCCATTTTTAAGTACTGTTATAAATAATGGATTGCCTGCAGGACCCATTTTACGTAAAAACGAAATAGGACTTAAGGGTGTTATTGATTTAGATGGATACAAAAAAAGACATCCAAAATTAGATGCAGATGAAACATTTGGATACCCAGATACCCCACGACAATTTAAAGTTGTATGGGATTCAACTTGTAATTTGGCATGTCCTTCTTGTAGACCAAACTTTATAACAAATACAGAAGGTAACACATTAAATACAGAAGAAATACTACAAGATATAATTACTCACTATGGTAGAGGTGTAAAATCTATGACTATGAGTGGGTATGGTGATCCTTTTTACAGTACTGGTTTATTTAAATTTTTACAATCATTTAAAAAAGAAGAATGGCCGAATCTGAATAATATACATTTACATACCAACGCTTTACTGTGGAATTCACGTAATTGGGATATTATAAAACACTCACATTCCTTTATTAATTCAGCTGAAATATCAATTGATGCAGCAACAAAAGAAACATATCAAGTTGTGCGTAGAGGTGGTAAGTGGGATTTACTATTAAAAAATTTACAATTTATTAGTACACTTGATTTACGAGAAATTACTTTTTCATATGTTGTTCAAAAGGAGAATTACAAAGAAATGATTGATTTTTATAAATTAATAAAGGAAATATTTAAAGATAGTAGTATTAATATTTTATTTTATTATTATAAAATTTTAGATTGGGGTGTTATGGATTCCGTTCAATATGAAGAAGCGGCAGTTTGGAAAGATACACATCCATTATATAATGATTTTCAAAAAGAGGTGAAAGAATTTATCAAAATACATGATGATTCGGTATCACACAGTTTATGGGATTATGAGGGGAACGACGACATATTATAAAAAAAGGGCATTAGATGATTACCACTTATACTCAAGTGAAGTATTACCTGCTGTAAAGATTATTGAAAAACCAATATATTACGAGGGGGGTTCTACTATTAGTTATTTATATGATTCTGAAAATCTCGATAGAATTATTCCTGCTAACGAACGAAATGACGGTATTATTTTTAAAAAAGATTTACAAATAAGTGTGGTGGGTGGAACCAAAGATGGTATCTACCACGATAATTTTTATAATCTTATATCTTGTATAAGCGGCCGAATTTATTTATCAGTCATAAACACACTAAACCCAAATCCTAATGTAGATAATTTTGATGATTTCATACTTACATCAGAGAATGGCATACAAGTTTTAGTTCCTCCATTCTATGGATTTTCTTTTTATTCGTTTACCGATTCTATAATTATAGATAAGATGGCTTACAAATCATACGACACCGTAAAACAACAGAAACTAAATATAGATACTCATAATATTAACTGGCCAATATGAAAAAAATTATAAATTTTATATTTTCTCCAATTATTCGTTGGAAAAATAAGAAAAAACAAGAAAAAATCTACAAGAAAAGATTAGAAGAACTTCGTAAAAGAGACCCGTTCATTTATAAAAATCACTAAACTTTCTAGTGTTTATATTTATATACTGATAAGGTATATACTAATATGAGTGAACTTTCAAAATATCTCGTAGAACAAATTCTACTCGAGGATGATAATCCTATTAAAAAGACCGTAGTAGTGTATGTGGGTAGGTTTCAACCTTTCCACAAAGGACACTATGCAACTTACCAACATCTTGTAAAGAAATTCGGTAAGGATAATGTATTTATAGGAACCTCTAATAAAGTTCAAAAACCTAAATCACCCTTTAACTTCAAAGAAAAGGTACAGATAATGACAACGATGTTTGGAATTCCAAGTTCCAAGATACATCAAGTTAAAAATCCATACCAGCCTACTGAAATTCTTAAAAAGTTTGATGAAGAATCAACTGCCTTCATAACCGTTGTTGGTGAAAAGGATAAATCTCGTTTAGGTGGTAAATACTTTACTCCATATAAAGGAGACCCGACTGAAGGATATAGAGATAGGGGATATGTTTACGCAGCTCCTTCTCAATCAAACCCAATAAGTGGCACTGATGTTCGTAACGGATTATCATTAGGTTCAGACGAACAAAAACAATCATTCTTTACAGATAGAGCATATCCAAAATATAATAAAACTATATTCAACTTAATCACTTCTAAATTAAACGAAGGAATTTTTATTTCCAAAGAACGAATTGAAGAATGGTTAGTTAATGAAGCATCTAATGTTGTTGGTAACGCTGGTAATGATGTAGATGATGGACCTAATAACTTCTTTCCAAATTATGATGTATTCTCTAAGGTAAATATCAATAGAGCTGCAAAGATTGGATACGAGGTAGTTAATATGATTACTACTAAAGAGTTGGAAGATTATTACGAACATCCAACTTATCCAAACGGACCAACTGGAACAGTAACTTACTTTCCCGCAGGTGTACTTGGTGCAAAAACTCCAAACAACCAAATTGATATTTACTCAAGTGGTGCATATACTAAATGGTACAAACATGCAACTCGTAAAGCATCTTTGGTAGGATATTCATTAGTATCTGACCCAAATATGAAATCTGATAAGAAACAATCAGGTGATGATGCACGTGGTGATTTAAAATCACAATCAGAATACGAGAATTCAGTAAACGAAGCAATAACCTTACCAGTAGAGATTGGTGATACTTTATTAATGGGTAAATTTAAGAACAAAAAAGTTGTTGTTAAATCTATTGGTAAAGATGAACATGGTATGCCAACCATCAATGGTAAAAAAGTAGTTACATTTAGATATGTAAACGAATCTTTTATTGTTGAACTTGCTGGAACTGCAGTAAAATGTGAAAAATGTAATCATTCATGGGAGATAGAATCCGATGATGATGAAAAATACTTATGTCATTCATGTGGTTGGGATTCTCAACAACAAGAATATGATTTTGATGCATTTGATTCGTGGAGAGAGAAAATGGGATTGGATGAATCAATGGATGAAAGAAGTAAAGGTAAATTAAGACCTGCAGATTTACTTCGAAGAAAAGCTGCAATGGCTGGTAAACGAGCTCAAATTGCAAGAAGAAGAAAAAGAACAATGATGAGAAGAAAATCCATAGATAAACTTAAAAAGATTGCTTACAAAAAAGCATACTTAGAAGTTTACAAAGAATTTATGGAAGAATTGTTTCCAGGTAAATCAAAATCTGACTTAACTATCCAACAAGCAAAAGTAGTTCATCGAAATGTTCTTAGAAAAAAGAAAAGAGTTTTAAAACGAGCAAGATTTAAGTTCTTACCACAATTAAGAGATACAGAATCACAAAAATTTAGTGGACAAACCAATGAACAACTAATCAAAGAAAACATAAACGAAACTAAATTACTTCAAGAAGGTGGTGCATATGGACACATGAATCACCCATTTGATACTGAAATCAATTTAACATTCGGACAACTTAAAGATATCGTAAATCGTGCATTAGAAGGAAACTTAGAATTTACACGAGAAAAAACTGATGGTCAAGCATTGGCAGTATCATGGGTTAATGGTAGATTAGTTGCTGCAAGAAACAAAGGACATCTTAAAAATCGTGGTGAAAATGCATTAGATATAAATGGTGTTGCTGATAAGTTCAAAGGTAGAGGTGAATTAGAAAAAGCATACAACTTTGCAATGAAGGATATGTCTGATTCAATAAAATCCTTATCAGAAAAACAAAGAGAGAAGATTTTCAAAGGTGGTGCATGTTTTATGAACCTTGAAGTAATCTATCCTACCTCAGTTAACGTAATTCCTTACGGTCAACCTCTATTAGTATTCCACGGAACAATGGAATACGATGAAAGTGGTGTTGCAATTGGTGAAAATGCTGATGCTGGAAGAATTTTGGCAGGTATGATTAAACAAATCAACAAAGATGTACAAGATAATTACACAATTCAAGGTCCTCCTGTAATTTCTTTACCAAAATCACAACAATTATCCTCTAAAAAAGGAAAATATACATCTCAAATCTCAAAACTACAAAAAGAATTCGGTTTAAAGGATACTGATGGGGTTGCTGAGTATCATCAAGCATGGTGGATGCAATGGATTAGTAAAAATTCACCATCTACACTCGATAATAAAACTCTAATGGGGTTAGTTAAGAGATGGGCATTCTATGATAAAGGATTTAGAATCGATAATAAGAACATTTCAGATGAAAAAACTCTAACTTGGGCTAAGAAAATCGATTCACAAGACCAAAAGAACATTGCTAAGAACAATATGATGAAATTTGAGAATATTTTCTTAGGAGTTGGTGCAGATGTGTTAGAATTTACATCATCAGTACTAACTGTAAACCCAGATGAAGCAGTTCGTTCTATAAAAAAGAGAATTGATAAAACAATTAAGGATGTTCAGAAATCAGGTGACCCTAAAAAGATTGAAAAATTGAAATTAGAGTTAAAACGATTACAATCTATTGGTGGTCCTTCTAAAATTGTACCAAACGAGGGAATTGTTTTTCAATATAAAGGAAACACTTTCAAATTAACTGGTGCATTTGCTTCCGTAAACCAACTATTGGGTATTTTCTTCTAAATTTTCGGTTTCTTCATTTTTATATATTTATATATCAAGGTATAACCTAATATGTAACAATGAGTAAAGAATTCAAAAAGAAATATATGCACCCAACTCGTAGAAAGTTGGTAGATATGGTACAAACTGGTGAGTACGATAAAAATACCACCATTGGATACACCAAAGCAGAGGAAACACGAAATATTGGTGATGTTTGGGAAGATGAACACCACAGATACGAGAAAAAAGAAGGATATATCCTAAAAACAGGTAAAAACTCGGATGCACTACAAGAAATCCGTGAATATATCCAAGAAAAATCCAATTGTAAGAATCCAGAGTGTAAAACAATCAAAAAATCTAAAAATGATAGAAAACTGATTGAAAAAAATGGATATTGTCTGAATTGTACTGTTGATAACGAACACCTAATCAGAACTAAGGGATTTTGGAAAGAATATGAAAACTATAAAGTATGGACTAAGATGTTAATCTTTGGTACTGCTAAGATGGAAGAGTATAAACAATCACTTTCCCAAGTAAAACCATTTTACGAGTATGTAAATGAAGATGGTTCAACCGAACAATGGGAATTACCTACAACCGTAGAAGAAGCCAAGGCTGAAATCCAAGAATTGATTGATTATGGTACAAAAGAACTTGAAGAACTTAAAGAAAAAAGACTTCAAGTATTAGAAATTTTACGAGAAAACGATTTAGAACATTATTTATAGTAATGGGAACAACAAAGTACACAAACATGTTAATCATCATCTGTATGGTTTTTCTAGCATTTACAATTTTTAATGTTAGAGGATTAAAGACAGATATTGAGGGATTTAATCAAAAGATTGAAAACATCGGTAAAGAGATAGATTCTATCCAAACCATGAATACTGAATTAGATGCAATGATTTCATCTTTACATTCAGAATTGGAATTGATTGATGGTGATATAGATAGAGTACAAAATAACATTTATTCAATAAGGAGAAATACAGATGAAAAAACTAATTCTGTTGATAAGCTTACTATTAGTGAGCTTCAAGAGTTTTTCACAAAACGATACGATAGTATCTTTGAAGCAACCTATCGCAAAACTGGTAATTAAAGATTTAATTAGTGGTGATGGTGCAAAGTTAGAACTTCTATCCATACAAGAACTTTTAAAATTAGAACAAAAGAAAGTTATTTTAAAAGATTCGGTAATTGGTAAATTAGATACTAAGGTTTTAAACTTGGAAAATATTATCTTAAAAAAAGATGAACAGTTTTCATTAGAGGCTGAGAAATCTAAACAATTAGAAAAAGAACTCAAAGGTCAACGAAGAAAAACTTTCTTGTATAAAGTTGGAACTTATATTGGGGCAGGAGCATTACTCGTTTTATTAGGTGGTAAATAATGGCTAAACAATCATTAAAAGAAATAATTAAGTTAGAGTATCAGAAGTGTGCATCGGACCCGATATACTTCATGAAGAAGTATTGTATGATACAACACCCTGTTCGTGGTAAGATACCTTTTCACTTATTTCCATTTCAAGAATCTACTCTAACACAATTTCACGAAAGTAGATATAACATCATCTTAAAATCTCGTCAAACAGGTATCTCAACCTTAACTGCAGGATTTTCATTATGGAAGATGTTATTCAACCAAGATTTCAACGTGTTGGTAATTGCAACCAAACAAGAGGTTGCTAAGAACCTTGTAACCAAGGTAAGAGTAATGAATCAGTATTTACCTTCTTGGTTAAAACAAGAAACAGTAGAAGATAACAAACTATCTCTACGATACTCAAATGGCTCACAAATTAAAGCAACTTCAGCTGCTGGAGATGCTGGTCGTTCGGAAGCCTTATCTCTATTAGTATTTGATGAGGCAGCCTTTATCGACAAGATTGAAGAAATTTGGGTATCTGCACAATCTACCTTATCAACGGGTGGTAACGCAATTATCTTATCAACTCCAAATGGGGTAGGTAACTTTTTTCACAAAACTTGGGTAGGTGCAGAAGATGGTACAAACACATTTAACACTATTCGGTTACATTGGTCTGTTCATCCAGAAAGAGACCAAACTTGGAGAGATGAACAAGAAGTTTTATTAGGACCAAAAGGAGCAGCACAAGAATGTGATTGTGATTTCGTAAGTTCTGGTGATACTGTTATCGACCCACAACTTCTAATGTTCTATAAAGAAACTTATTGTCAAGAACCAATTGAAAAGACTGGGTTCGATGGAAACCTATGGAAATGGGAATATCCAAATTATCAGAAATCTTATATGGTCATCGCCGATGTTGCTCGTGGTGATTCTGCCGATTTCTCGGCCTGTCATGTAATCGATATAGAATCCTCTACACAAGTTGCTGAGTATAAAGGTAAGTTAGATACCAAAGATTTCGGAAACTTCCTTGTATCACTTGCTACTGATTATAACCAAGCATTATTGGTAATTGAAAACGCAAATATTGGTTGGGCAGTAATCCAACAAGTAATCGATAGAGGTTATCAAAACTTATTCTACATGAGTAAGGATTTAAAATATGTAGATGTAGAAAATCAACTACATAACAAATACCGAGCAGAAGAAAGAAACATGGTCGCAGGATTCTCAACTACTTCTAAAACACGACCTCTAATCATTTCTAAGATGGAACAATACATCAGAGAAAAAGATGTAACCATTCGTTCTACGAGAACCATAGATGAGTTATTTACTTTTATATGGAATGGTAATCGTGCAGAAGCAATGAGAGGTTACAATGATGATTTAGTCATGTCCTTATCCATTGGATTGTGGGTTAGAGATACTGCATTACGATTAAGACAAGAAGGAATTGATTTAACTCGACAAGCAATTGGAGGCATCGGACAATCCACTTTAGATATGGGTGGAATGGGATTCGGTGGTAATACTGTCAATGATTCCAATCCTTGGGAAATGGATATGGGTAACGGTCATCGAGAGGATTTAACTTGGTTAATTAAATAATTATATATTTATATGGTAGATAGGAGAAAGAAATTATGATAAAATTATCTAATTTATTAGAAAATACTTCATATTGTGAAGAATACGATGTAGAATCTCATGATGATATCAGAGAGTTTGTAGAATTCATGAAAGAATATAAGTGTGATGTCAACGAAGCAGAATACCAAGGTAGAGAGGTAAAACTTGGTAAACCAATGCAAGGTGATGTTAAGAAATTTAAAGTATATGTCAAAAACCCCCAAGGAAACGTAGTAAAAGTAAACTTTGGACACAAAGGTAAGGGTGGTGAAAAAACAATGTCAATCAAAAAGAATAATCCTGAAAGAAGGAAAGCTTTTAGAGCAAGACATAATTGTGATAACCCCGGTCCAAGACACAAGGCAAGATATTGGTCTTGTCGTAAATGGTAATTAAGGTTATAAATTAAAAAGAAAACAAAATGGCAGATACTTCATTTTTTGGGAGATTAACGAAACTCTTTCGTTCACAAGCAATCGTTACGGTTGATAAGGATGGAAAGCGTAAAGTTTTTGATTCTGATGAAAGACAACAAACAAACTTATCGTCCCTAAGAGATAGATACACCAAAATTCAGAAATCTTTTTATGAACAAGCCGGTGGTGCCCAATCAATGGCATACCAACAAGTTCGTAGAGAAGTTTTTCGTGATTTTGATGCAATGGATAATGACCCTATCCTTTCTTCTGCATTAGATATCTATGCTGATGAATCTACTTTAAAAAATGAGTTCGGTGATACCTTAATGGTTCACTCGGATAATCAAAAAGTACAAGATGTACTTAATAACTTATTTTACGATGTCCTTAACATTGAATTCAACTTATGGCCATGGGTAAGAAACATGTGTAAATATGGAGATTTCTTTTTAGGTTTAGAAGTTGCCGAAGGTAAGGGTGTAGTTAACGTTACACCTCATTCAGTTTATAATACTGAACGTTTAGAAAGAACTGACCCATCAAATCCAAATTCAGTAAAGTTTAAAATTACTGAGGACCCGAATGGAAAACAAGAATACGAAAACTTTGAGATTGCTCACTTCAGATTATTAGCAGATACTAACTGGTTACCATATGGTAAATCAATGTTAGAAAATGGTAGAAGATTGTGGAAACAATTATCTCTAATGGAAGATGCAATGTTAATCCATAGAATTATGAGAGCACCTGAAAAGAGAGTTTTCAAAATTGATATCGGTAACATTCCTCCAACCGAAGTTGATAACTACATGCAGAGAATTATCAATAAGATGAAGAAAGTTCCTTTCATTGATAAAAATACGGGTGATTACAACTTAAAATATAATATGCAAAACCTAACAGAAGATTTCTATCTTCCTGTTCGTGGTGGTGATAGTGGCACATCTATTGATAACCTTGCTGGTTTAGAAGCACCTTCAATTGATGATATCGATTACTTAAAGAATAAAATGTTTGCAGCATTGAAAATTCCTCGTGCTTATTTAGGATACGAAGAAAACGTAAATGGTAAAGCTACTCTTGCTGCAGAAGATGTAAGATTCGCAAGAACTATCGAAAGAATACAAAGAACAGTAATTTCAGAATTATCTAAAATTGCAATCGTTCATTTATACGCACAAGGTATCCAAGATTCAGAAATGACTAATTTCGAATTACAATTGGTAAACCCATCTACAATTTACGAACAAGAAAAAGTAAACTTGTGGAGTGAGAAAATTAGATTAGCTCAAGATATCCAAGGATTGAATATGTTATCTAAGGATTGGGTATATGAAAACATCTTTAAACTTTCTAATGGAGAACAAGATGTTCAGAGAGTTAAAATGTTAGATGATTTAAAAGATAGATTCCGTTTCCGTTCTATTG